CGGTCCAGCGGGATCAGCGCCTCGGGACCGGCCTCGCCGAAGATGCCGGGGGTGGCTCGGGTGGCAATGCCACCCTCAGCGAACCCAGGCCCGCCGATGACCACGCCCTCGCCGATGGCACTGAGATCCAACGGATTACTCGGAGAGAACACCGGGCCGGTGTAGTTCGCCATCGCCGCGTTGAACTCCGGCGTCGAGGACGGGCCAACCACACCAATGGTGATGGTCGCCGTCCGGTTCATCGACTCAGCGAGCACGTCCATCATCGCAAGCAGTTTCTTACGAGTCTTCCCAGCAGGCAGAAGTTCCATGATCATCGCTTCAAGGGTCGTGATCATCAACATCAAGCCGGCGTCGTAGAAAATCGACTTTGCCTGGTCAGCGACCTGGTTAGCCATCAACTCGACCGAGTCGTAGACCTTGTTAATGTTCGCGATATTCGCCTCGACCGCGCCGGTCGTGAGTTCGTTCATCACGTCCATACCGCGATCGAAACCAAGCGCGAGGATGTCCTTCATGGCGGCCCTAGACAGTTTCAACGCCAAGACCTCTTGCATCTTCGCGCCGAAAGCCGCGGCCTTCTCGCCCTGCTTGGCGAACTCCTCGACGATCGAGGTGCCCGCAGCCTTCGCCTGGTCGATGGCCGCACCAAGGTCCAACTGACCCATGAACGACGACACAATGCCCTGTGCGAACTGCTTCGCCTCCGCGAACTGAGCCTTGAACGCGTCGATCTGCTTGCCGATGGCCTCAAAGGTGGCCTTGCCACTAGCGGCCGTCGCGCCCTGCACCTCTGTGATCAAACTTTGAAGCGAAACCTCCAACGTGCCTACCTGCTCAGCAAAGGCTTGCGCAGCTAACTGCGCCTCCTGCTGCGCCTTGCTGAGTTCACGCGTTCCGCTGGCCGCGCGCCTCGTCGACGTGCCGACCTTTTCGACCTCGTCGTTGGCGTCACGCAGATACTGAGCAGCAAGACCGCTGTATCGCGCCGCGTCGGCCATCTGCCGCGGCAGCAACTCAAAGTCGCCACCACCGACTCTCAAACCCTCTGCAAAATTCGCAGTCTCAGACCCCAAGATGCGGATTGCACCCGCGAAATCGCCATCCTTAACAGCCTGAATCGCCTCAGCCATCTGGTTGAACGCGGCCGTGAACGTCTCGAGCCCTTTGATGGCCGTGATGCCTATGAACTCACCAATGCGCCCGGCGACTGGCTCGAACGCCTGTATCCGTGCAGACAACTCATCCATGCCGCCAGCCGCATTAGCCAGCCCATCGATGAAGCCGCGCCCAAAGGCCTCTTTCAGTTCATCAAACGCGACGCCCAATTGCTGAAGGTCGCCCGCCAACGTCTCTGCGGCGACCGATGCTTGACCGTCAAACGTCTTCGACAGGTTGGCAACGACACGATCGAAGTCCTTCGACTTCAGCGTGGCAGCGTCGATGCCAGTTCCAAGCCTGCCGAGCGCGCCGAAGTTCCCATCGTGCGCACGTGAGAGCGCCTGGACGACTTGCTCAAGCGACTTACCGGACCCGGCGCTGACATCCAAGGCCAGCGATAGGAGGTCCTGCGATTCCTGAACGTTCTTCGTCGACCGCAGCAAGCGATCCATCGCTGGACGCAGCTGCTCGTCGGAGACACCAGTGGCCCGCTGCTGCGCGTCCACGAAGCGCTCGACCGCCGCGGTCGCGCCCTCCAGCCCGAGATTCTTGAGAGTGCGCGCCAGAGATGCTGCTGCCTTCTCGTCTGCGATGAACGCCTGGACGGAATCGACGCCAAACTTTAGGGCCATTGCGCCAGCAGCGATCCCAGCGCCGACCATGGCCGGTCCAAGGATGTTCTTCATCGAGGAGGCCAGGTTGCCCATGGCCGTCTGCGTACCGGCGCCAGTCGTCTTAAGCGTGTTGAGATCTCGGATGGCCCGGTTGATGTCCCGGTCGGTGTAGTCGCCCTTGATGACGACGTTGATCGGCTTAGCCATCAGGACAGCCCAAACCGTGCCTGCGCCCGTTCAAGGGCGCGGTCGATGTCTTCGCCAGCCTGCGGACCCTTGGCGAACAGTGCAGGCTTCAAGGCGCGCGGATAGTCCTCTCCGAATCGAGACCGAATGGCTGGGTTGAAAGACTTGCTGTTGACCCCGGCGGGATTCCTGCCGCCAGCCGTTGACCAGATCGCGCCAGCCGGGTCCGTGATCGAGACGATCCCGGCGATGCCGACGGTGCCAGCACCGCGGACTCGACGCTTCCTCGCGCCAGACTTGATCGACCGGTCGACCCGTCCTTCGTCCCAGTCCAGAGACCTCGATGCCGTCTCAAAGGTGATAGCGCCAAGACTGCCAGTTCGACCCCTGGTCTCCGTCCACTTGCCCCAGCCCTTCGACGGAGTTCCAAACGGCCGCGAGCCAAAGAGGACCTGGCTTGGGGTGCGCCGCCTAGTGTCGACGGCCACAACCTCGACGGCCTGACGCACTTCCTTCTGAAGGATCTTGTAGATCTCCTTATCGAACTTGCTCAGTGCATCCACGAGGGCGCCAGCGCCATCGACTTCCAGTTTGATCGGCACGACGTCACCTCCGGTTCTGCTTCGCCGCTGCAGCGGCCTTGCGATGCTGCGCAGACTCCCAACGGAGAAAGCGCATCATCGTCGTGATCATCCGGTCGGAATGCTGCAAAATTTCATTCGGAGTGCATCCCCAAGCGCGCGCAAGTGCTACGACCTGCCAGTGCTGGGAGTGCTCTCCAAAGGGGCCGGGTCGTCATCCTCACCAATCGTGATGGTGTCGACGGTCTCAAGCCAGGAGTCGTAATCCAGGTCCGTGAGCTTGCGCCGGGCGAGGGAATGCCACGCCATCCATAGGAAGTCGTTGAGTCGACGCTTATCCCACAGTTCTGCCACGGACCTGTCGTACTTATCCTCCCACTTGGCCAGGTCGACCGTGGAAGCAGATGAATCCACGGTCGACCCGTCCTCGTAGGTCGTAGTGATCGTTACTCGCATCGCAGTGTCCTTTGTTTCTAGGCGGTGGCGCGAGTGACGGCGCCGGTGATCGGCCACGACACCGACACGGTGGCCAGATCGCCGACGGCGGAGTCAATCGGGTTCCACTGATTGACGTTCGCCGTGAAGCGATACTCAGGGTTGCTCGTCCCGACCGCAGCCGTTCCGCCAGGCCGGACCGTGATAGCCGCAGTACCGCCGAGAAGCGGCCAGATCACCGAGTCAATTGCCCCCGATGCCATGTCCTGGTGGAACTCGAAATCGACCGTCGCGGACTTCAGTCCACCAATCGACGAACGCCAACCATTACCACCGAAAGCAGTGGTTTCGACGTTGTCGACCTCAGTGCTGATGGTGCAACTGGCGACGGACGTGGTGAGGGTCCCGCCAGCGATGACGATCACGGGTTCCGTGACCACGAACTTCGCCATAATGCTTCTCCTTTATTGGGCGATTACCTGGACTGCGAATTCCGCAGACAGGTACATGACCCCGTCGTCCAGGACGATCGGGCCGTAGTTCCGCAGTGCTTGCACGCGCAGGTCGAAGGCTTGTCCGCCTAGTTGGCGGTCGGACTCGATGGCGCGCTTGATGGATGTAGTCGATGCCGGGTCGCAGTACCCATCCAGGGTGCTCTGCGCGGTGCGCTCATTCCACCTGCCGACAATGACCTTCACGGTGAAGTCGTAGGTGTCGGCGCCTCGACCCATCGCCGTGTCAAACGTGATGCCACCTGGAATCACATAGGCAATCGGCGGCTTGGGGTCGTCGGGAACGTAGGCATAGGCACGCAGCCCGGTGATGGTGGCAAGATTCGCCGCCAGTTCGGTGCGCAGTTCGGACAGCGTCGTCATGCGACACCGACAGCGGCGGCATGGACGAACGGAGAAAGGATCGCTTGGACGTCAGGATCGACCCGAGAAACACGCATAGCGCCCATGTCTCCGAATCCCGCAACGCCCAGCGGTGAGTCAAACCTCTTATAGAAGCGACTGGCTAGAACGATGGCGGCCTGCTTGATCTCCGTCGGAACGGCGGTGCCAAATCCGAAGTTGGCCTGCACGCGGACCGTCGCCTCGCCGTCCCAGGTGGTCGGGAAGGAATAGTCCCCAATCATCCGCAGGCGCGTTGACGGGAAGGCCAGGCCAGCGACGCGCCGATTCAGCGGCTCGTACTGCAAATCCGCAGCGCCCAAAGTGATGTCGTAAACACCGTCAGCAGCAGAGGAGATGGCGACGGTAGCGATCCCGGCGACGTCGTCGATGCCGCAGACGATCGTTGAGGTCGGGACGTAGTAG